GCGTTCCGTTAGGAACAATAGTAGCCTCTCCTGTTGCAGCGGCAATTGTAATACTAGCAACTGCTCCAAAGTCAGCAAATAATACTTCTTTAATGCCACCAAAGGCGGACTTACAAGGGACACTCCGCCCCGATGTTAATGCACAAGCCATAATTTTATTTTTTTATAGGTTTAAAAAAAAAGGGGTGAGCGGATTAATACCACCCACCCCTTTCTAATGATTATTAATTAATTAAGCGTACTCAACCAAGTCAGAAGCGATTCCGAATTGAACACCACTTGTGAAACGCATTACCATTCTCACGTTGTTACTCGCATCCAAATCTTGCATATCTAAAACTTTCACCGCGTTGGTGTCGTTTAGTAACCCAGTACCGAAATACAAGTTAGAACGTTGAGCAGCAAACATTGTGTTAGCACTCATTCCTGGACAAACAAATAGTTTCACTCCGTTTACAGTAAGTGAACCGTTGTTCCACCATTGAGTTCCCATATTAGAAACACCATTTGCACCTAAACCACTTGCGCCAAAACCACCAAGAGCCTGAACGTAGAATTTGGCAGCTGCTGAACCAACGTAAAGGAACAAATCTTCTTTACCGTAAAGTGCTGCTGGAATAGCATCTACAACTTTAGATAATTCAGTTACAATATTTGCGGCATCTAATCCACCTGCAATAGCTGCTACTTGCTGACCTGCTGGAATATCTCCTGCTGCTGCTGAAGCTGCAATTAGTTTTTCAAAACCGTCAAAAGAGTTATTAGCTGCTGCGGCTGTGTCTCCCTGCCAAATACACAACTCAGTATTTTGAGCTACTTCAGCGGCAACGTGAGCAATCATAAAGTCAGAAAATTTCGGTGGTAAAGATTGACCTAAACCGTAACCCATTGATTGAGCTTCCCAATCGTTTACGAAGTCGTACTTACATAGTTGTAAGTTAACTTGTAGCTCTACTGGTTGAATGATACGCTCAGTAAGAGTGATTGTACTTGTTGGTGTAAAGTCACAAGATGCAGGGCTTACCAAAGCGTTGGTTGCAAGTTTCTTGATTACTTCTTTAAATGCGATGTTAGCTTTAACAGTTAAACCACCGTCATCAATAGTAGATGCAGAAAGTAAAGCCGCCGCGATGTACTCACCTGCAAACTCACCTGCGTAAGTAGTAGTGATGTTAGTTGTAGTTGCTAGTGCTACGTTTCTTGAATTACTCATATTCGTTTGATTTATTTATTTAGTTTATTTAATACTCTGTCTAAAGGTGTTGAAAAATTACCTTTTCCAAATTCTACCTTTTTCTTTGTTGTGCTTTTACCTTCAGGATTGTGCTTGATAGGTTTTGAAGCAGCAGAAGAAAACTCTTCTTTAACAGTTCTTGACTTTAAAGTTTTAGCTTCGTCACCCATTTCTTCTTTAGGAGACATCATAGCTTTTACTTCATCAATCATAGACTTCATTTCTTCAACAGCCGAAGACAATTCTTCTTTTGTAGCGTAGCCCATTTCTTCTTTGACTTCTTTTTCTTCTTCAAGGTCAGAAGTAATCTCTTCGCCTTCTTCAGTTTCTTTAGCAGGTACTTCATCGGATACCTCTCTAACGTCTCCAATTATACCCTCTTCAGATACAACCATTAAACGGCCATCTTCAAGCATATATTCGCCTACTGGCATTGCTACCTTTTCATCATCTGTAACAATGAACACTTCTTTACCCTTCTCAAAGGATTCGGCACTTATAATAGTACCGTTTTCTAATTTGGTCTCCTCAAGTCTTACCTCTATGTTTAGAAGTGATTTGATTTGACTTAGCATTTCAGTTGATTTCATATAATTATATAACGTGATTAATAATAAAATTTATATTTTCATTCTGTTCTAGTAATAACTCCTATGCCCTGCGCTCTCATAGAGCCATCACAACAGGAGATAGAGTAGGTATTGCTATCCCAGCATAAACAAGCCCTTCCGCTGCCTTTAGGAGACGTCCTGCTAGGTATAAATCTATCTTTGTTGGTTTTCATTTATTAACGTCCCCCTAAATCAAAATCAAAATCTAGAATTTTACTAGATTCTTCTTCTAAATCGAGCATTATGTTTTCTAATTCATCAAAACCGTCAATCGCTTTAGCTTTAACACCTAAACTTTTGGCTGCTGTTTCAGCTTTACCTAAAACTGTACCTGTCTTTTGGTCTAGCTTAACAAATTTGTCCGCTTTCTTTCTTCCTGCTTCTCTAGCTTTTACAGCTTCTGATTCAGCTTTTAAATAAGTTTTTTTAGCAGCTTCAAATGCTGACAGAATAGCCTTTACTTCACCTAAAGCGGCCTTGTTAGATGCTATTGATTTCTTAATATCGTCAGCAACTCCTAACTCAACTCTTTTAGCGTTTAGTTCTACCTTCTCTTTTGGAAGTCTGTCGTAAATCTTGTTGATTTCTTTTGGGGTCTTCATTTATTTAGATTTTAAAGGTTATCAATTTCACGTAAAAGGTCTGTTTGTAATTGTTCTAAATCTGAAAGTTGCTTTTTAAAACCTTCTAACTCTGGGCTGTCAGCTCCTAATTCTTTTAGTTTACCTTCTACTTCCATTATTGTGCTATCCGCTTGTGTAATAGCATCATTCATATCAAATCGGACAATGTCACGAGCGCGTGTCATTTGTGTTTGAGCTTCATCAATAGCCTCTTGAGCAAACTCTTCTAGGCCAAAACCTTGACCTAAAAACTCTTCAATATCATCCATTATAGATAGCTTTACTGATACCGAATTTAACTGTACAGGTAGCTTACTGAAAATCTTGTCTAAATTTTTTGTTGTATTCATTGGTGTTTATTTATTTATCTTACTTTGAATTCTGAATATAAAGATGTCAACATACTTAAATCTTTTTCAGCTATTTGAAGTGCACTTACGGGACTTCTTAAATCATTAGGCATATCAACACCTAGTTCTTTAAATTTAATTTCTGTTTCATTAAATAATTTAAGGTCTTCTGATAGTATTTTTACTGCTATGGTTGCTTTTTGTTTTGCTATTGATAAAAAACCTTTTGATGTGTCCATATTGTCAACATATTCAGTATAAGCATCACCTGATTCTTTTTGTAATACCTTTAAATCGTCAACTAAACTTAAATCTACCTTCTCACCTTTTACAATGTTTTCAATAGCACTTAACAATGCTGCGGCTGTTTTTTCTGACATATCTTCTTTGATTTCTTTTTTAGGTTTTTCCATTTTGTCAGCAAAGTAGCCCTCAATACTGAAGCCCTTTACTTTATTTGTTTTGACATATTCATCCCAAACTTTATCGTTGTCTACCTTTACAGCACCCATCCAAGTCCCGACAGGAACATCAAGACCGTACTTCCTAGACTTGTCTTGAGTCTCACTTTCAACAATCCAGCTTTCCACTAATGTAAGACCGTTAAGAGCTTTAGCGTGTTCTAGTGTTGACTTGTTTTGATAGCCGTTTTTTAGATACATCTGTGAGGCTTTAACTATCGTTTCCTTTGAAAAGAAAATGTAATAGTCACCCTCTTCACCGTTGCGGTATATTGGCTTGTTAGGAATTAACAAAGCCCCTAATAGTATCTTTTTCTCTTTGTCTACCTCAGCTAATTTAATCTCTTGAGATTCTAAAGCTACAAAATCAGATTCTATGGCTGGACTTTCAACAATTGAAATCGCTTCAATGCCGCCTTCTTGCTCTTCGTCAAGTATTAATTCTACTATTTTCATATAATTATATAACGTAATTAAAAATCAATTTTGTATTTAACCTACTGTTGCACCTGTAATAATATTTCTTTCAAGTCCTTGAGCGGTGGTTACATCACTTGCTACTACAAAAGTCTTTATTGGTTGCTTTGATTGACCTCCTATTGCATCCGCAAGTTGGTTTGTACCACTTGACCCAACAGCATTAAAATCAGGAGGCAAAGAACCAGTATTTGTACTAGGCGGAGTAAGATTAACATCAGGTGGAGGAGGCACACCCAGCCCACCCATTGCAGCTTTTTGTGCTCGTACCGCTCCCCTTATTGAACTAATTATACCAGCCGCTTGTACTGCGTATCCAATAATTAACGGAATGTTTGCAGGAAAAGGTAATGCAGAAGCTGCTTTTGCTGCTCCCCCTGCTACGTCTACTCCTGCTTCAGCGGATTTAATAGTACTTTTTGTAGCTGAGTTTTTTGCAAAGCTCAAAGTAGACTTTGCCTCATTAATCAACTCTTTTGCAAGGAGTATCTGTTTAGCTATCAACATCGCTCTTCCAAAGGCTGTCTCTGCTCCACCTATTGTAATCAAGTCATCAAGAGCTTGTTGCCTAGATTCTGTTAAGGCTTTATCATTTTCTATTTTTGCAGCGGTTAAAGCATCACTATTTGCTAATTCTTGCTGCCTAGACGTTTCTAAAAATTGGTCTAGAGCTATTTGAGCGTCTATCTTAACCTGTGTTTCTGCATTTGCGTTATCTACTATGGCTTGAAGCCTTGCGGTCTCTTGTTCGGCTTCTAATGCAAATATTTCTTTTAATGCTTCTAGTTTTTCAACTTCATTTACAATACGTTCTGCGTTAAATTTCTTTTGGTCTATTGAAAGTAAAGATGCACTTTCAAGCTGGGCATTATTTAAGTCTATTAGCTCTTGTTGTAGACCTGCGTCATTTACTCTTTGCTCAGATAAGAAACCTGTTGCCGTTGCAAGTACACCAGCTACCTCGGCTTCAGCATTTAAAACAGCTACATAGTCTTCATTTTTACCTGTCAAGTCAAATTGAGCTTGTGCGGCTGCCAAAACAGCGTTTGCATTAGCTGTCATTTGTTTTTCTTGGTTTTCTAATACCAGTTTTAACTCATCGTTTGCAGCAATTCTTTCATCTATACTGAGCCTAGTATCATCACGAACTTGTCTTAATGCTTCTGCTTCTCTGTCATACTGCTCTATTAATATTCTACTTTGGGCCTCAGCTATTTCAGCAT